GCTGCACCTTCAAAATGGTCATTGACAGATGCAGCGTAGTGAGCAACAAGCCTAGGCTCCTGTTGTGAGTAGTCGAAACTACCCCATTGTTTACCTTCTTCAGGTAAGAACAAGCTTCTAATTTTGTCACCAAACTCTTTGTTCCTTGCAGGAATTTGCTGTAAGTTTGGGTTTGAATATGATAAACGTCCAGACACAGTTCCACCTTGGTCAGATCGTAACTGATTTATTTCAGAATGAATTCTACCTTTGTGAACATAACGTTGAATGGAGTCTATGAATGTTGAATGGAATTTATTTATTTCTCTTGCTTCTCTTATTAGTTGCGCTATCGGGTTACTACAGTTTACTAGCCAATTTTGCGTAAAGCTTGGTTCATCAGTTTTCGTTGTCCGTGGGTACTCAACACCTATCCTATCAAAAACCTGCGCTACAGATCTTGCAGCCCAAATGTCTACATCAAGTGTTGTTTCTTTTTTTATCTTACCTAATACTTCAGATTCTTTTTTTTTAAATTCCTTCTTTAAAGTTGCTGCCTTACCTTCGTCTACTCTTATACCTCTCATTCTTGTATCAATTAAAATTGGTAGCAGCTCCATTTCCATTTCCCAAACATCGTGTAAACTTTGCTTTGAAATTTCTGTTTTAAAGTGCTGCCAAAGTCGTAGGGTAAGGGCTGCATCTTGCTCGGCATAGAAGCCTACGTAGCCCGCAGGCAGCCTCCAGAGGTCAGCTTTGGGATCAATTCCCCATTCTTTAGCTTTTTCATTTAAGAACGTCTCATTCTTAAGCTCACCTAAATAGTCTTTCGCACATGAATTTAATGCAAAACTATATCTGTTCTCATTTATTAGTGCTGCAGCAATCATAGTATCAACTATTGGACCATTAATGTTAAAACCATTTACTTTCAGCCAACCAACGTCATAGCTGGCATTATGAAAAATTTTTGTAGCTGGTGTATTTAAAACCTCTTGCATCCAACCAACTGTAATACCCTCATCCATATTGCCACCTGCATCATGATGTATTGGAAAATACCATTGTTGATCAAAGGCAGCCACTGCAAAACCTACTATGTGGCCATCAAACGTTGCCCATCCTGGTCCCTTAGTTTTTATGTTTGGATCTTTTGTTTCTAAATCAATTGCGATCTCTTTAGCATTTCTTAAATCAGGATATTCACTTGGACAGACCCAATCGGAATCATTGTATATAAAATTTAATTGATGTGTCATAATTTTCTTATAATAAAAAATGTTACTGCTCCTCCTATTGCTAATGCAATTATTCCTACACCTAACATACCTAAACCATATCCAATTGTCATTTAAATGCTGCTGTAACCTTTAAAGCTAATATTAAAAGCTACTGAAACCCTTTCTACATTAGATCTAAATGGAGCAACCCAATGTGGTGTATCTGCAGGAAAGATAAACATTTCACCTGCAGTTGGTAAAAATGCATAAGAATCTATCCAATGTTTTTTTGGCGGACCAATCGTTATGTTTAGTGTACCTGGGCCATGCCCGTTAGCACCAAAATTTAAACTCTCACTATGAATTTGTTCTGGAACATCTACAAACAAAACACCTGATAATTCACCACTATGAGTGTGTGGGGGATTAAAATCACCTGGTTTCATATAATTTACCCAAGCTGTAAAGACATATCCATCTCTGTGTGTTCTTCTTTCCTTATCATTTTCTTTCCATTGAAATAACATTCTGCAATATTCATCTATATATTTTGCAATAATTTTTTCAAAAGCATTGTAATCAATTTGAAATTCATCCTCCAGGTGTCCAGCTAGATGTGATTTATAATTTTTTCTTTGATCCTTATGACAGAGATGTTTAACTGCATCTAATTCATCCTTTGTTAAAAAGTGTTGCATCACCAATGGTCCCCAATAAAAAAATTTAGATTGTTTCATAATACAAGTGTGCTGTCTTGTTCTCCAAATTCACCTACAGGAATTATATTAAAAGCTAAGGTATATCTAATTGTATCTGATTTGTTTTCTAATATTGCGTGGTGTACCTCACTCGGGAATATTAATAGCATTCCATTTTTTGGTTTTATTCTTATTTCAATTGAATTATTCACGTTGTATTCTTTTCTATTACATTTCCACGCTGAAGAATTAAAATCTTCAAAACTTATTTCTCCAGTCTCTGGAGTTACTTTTAAATACAACACACCACTAAAAAAAGAATTCTTATGACAATGATAGTTTGAACTTTGTCCCTTCTCGCTTTTTGTAATCCAAGATGTAGTAATTTTAAATTGATTTGTATATTTTAATTTATTTTGAAGAAACTCATTTAGTTCACCCTCTAAAACATCTTTTAAAAAAGATAACTTTTCATCGTCAAGTATTTTAACTGACTCCGATCTCTGAGAAATATTTGTTTTTATACCTGTTCCAGAGTCTATAAATTTACCATAACTTTTTATTGTATCATCAAAGTCTAAATTTAATTGATTTATGTAAAGTGGTTTTGCAAATAAAGGAATTATCTCACTCATTTTTATCCTGTAACCTTTTAATTTCTAATTGACAGTAATGTATAACCTTTTGTAAATCTTCTATTTTATTTTTAAATAAATATCTACAAATATATTTCACAACATTTCCTTGAAAGAACGAAAGATTATTTTTTGAAATAAATTCATAAGGTTGAATAGTAAAATGTTTGTAGTGAGATCCTCCAATTTGTTTATCTTGTGGAAAAACATCATCAAACATGTCTTTATTTGTCATAGTTTGCCTCATATGTTTTAAAATATTTTCCTAACGGAAAATTATATTGATGATAGGTGCCTAATAAATGTAGTGTTTGTTTAGATCTGGTGGCACCAGTATACCAAACCCGAAGTTCTTTTACTTTTTCTTGTAAATTTTTTTTATCAAAATGTGAGGGAAAATTACATTTGCTTGCCAGGACAACATTATCTGCTTCACCACCCTTCACTTGATGTATTGTATCTATAATAATTTTTGGAGGAGCTGTTAGATCTACGCCCTCTTTCATTAATTTATCAAAGTATTTTTTATCTTTATCCTTAAATTTTCTCATAAAGACTTGATACCATGGGCCTTTTTCGTCTCGCATACCACACCTTAAATGTAATTCATCAAATGTAAATACTTGATTTGGATGGGCAAAACTCCATTTTTTACTGTCCGTTGACCGGTATCCGTGATCTATGTTTAGTAAATATTCATACATAGTGCATGCTTCTTCTCTACTGATAGCACCACCACTACAAACTTTATTCCAATATTCAATCGCTAAAAATTGATTCGGATCAAACGATTTATTACCTTTCACATCTTGATAATACAAAGAAAGATTACGAGCTTCCTGCTGCAGCTCTCGCTTAACATCATTTATTCTGGCTAATACCATCCAGCTTCCGTTTAAATCCCAAGGTATTTTTTTTAAAGCTGTCCATCGGTAAATAGCACCATCATTTCCATTAGAATAAAATTCTTTAGGAACTCTATTATCACCCATGCTAGCTAATAAACATTTAGAAAAAAAATGTATATTTTTATTTAATCTTACAGATTTTTTTAAAACTAAAGCTCGACCAGGAAAAGTTTGAAATAAATTAACGTCAGCTCCATTCCATTCGTAGATAGCTTGATCGTCATCTCCTGCGATGTAAACTCTTTCAACAGCTCCTGCTATTTTAACAATCATATCCCACTGCAAAGGTGTAAGATCTTGAGCTTCATCCACCATTAAAACTTTAAAAGGTATAACCAAACCATCAGTTATGTATCTCTCTACCATATCTGTAAAGTCTAATCTGTCCGGTGTTCGTTGTCCTGTAGGCGTTTCCATAGTTTTAAATTCTTCATAACCTGCAATAATAGATTTAAACTGCTGTAGTCTTACAGCCTTTCTAGGCTGCTGTTTGTAAAGAGCAACAGGATCTATTTTCATGTTTCTAGCTCTATCGTAAATTTGTAAGGACCAATTGTTATATACTTTTTGATCATCCCAAGTATCTTTATAACCAATCTTTACAGTACCATATTGTGTATGAAACATAAGCAGATCCGCCTTTGGGTCTAATACAGGTATCTCTGCAAATTGTTGTCTTGCTAAACTATGCAAAGTTCTGAAATATTTAAAAGCATCTTCATCATAATCTTTAAATTTTTTTCTAACTCTACTTACACATTCATTTACAGCTTTGTTTGTAAAAGACACATAACAAATTTCATCTGGCGAATAACCTTTTTCAAGATAACGCTTTACACGTTTTAATAAATTTTCTGTTTTACCTGTGCCTGGTGGTCCAAAAATTTTAATTGTCTTCCCACGAAGCTTTCGGTTTAGTGAATTTGACATCTTTATTTTTATGCTCTGTTTGTTTTGGTAGATTTACAACCCAATGCCTGCTGTCAATTCCTTGAAATTTCT